GGGCGAACCCCCCTATCGATTACGCAATCCGATAAGCCGTCCAAGTGCCGTCGCCGGTCTTGCGAGCCAGCCATTGCGACGATGTACCTGCCGATACCGCAGCCGTGCCAACAAGCGTCCAGCCCGTGCCTGCCGTTACGGTTACTGCATCTGTACTGTCGATGTTAACTACCGCAAACGTAAACGCTGCATTGATCTTAGCTGCGGAAGAAACTTCAGCCTCAAGCAACGCAACCGTAGGCAGCGTCATTGCGCCAGCGGTGCCGTCAAACGTAAACAGACCGTTTGCTAGTTGAGCCGCTGTGATTGTAGCTGCGCCAGTAAGCGCGGTAGGAGCACCTTGAACAAACAACAAAGCCTCGCCGGTATTACCGTCGTTGTACTGATAGCCACCAGCACCGTTAGGAATTGCCATGATAAATCCTTTCAAAAAATAATTCGGTAAGGGGGCCGAAGCCCCCTAGATTAATTAACCCCAGAGACGAACAGCCATTTGCGGACGAATCACGCTGTAGCCGTACAGCACGTCAATACGGCAGGGCATACGGTCATTGTTGATGTCGTACTGACGAACAATACGCATCGAGATGCCGTTATGAACCTGACGCGATGCCATGTCAACGCCTTGCGGCATCATCAAATCGGCAGTAGCGAACGTGATGGCGTCTTTGTGGTAGACGAGGTTTTGTGGGTACTGCGACGAAGCAGCGCCGACAAACACAACAGCTTTGCTGGTGGCGGGAAGGCTAGCCACGGTTGCAAGCGCGTTGCTGGCCGAGTACATCGGAGCAACCGTCAAGTTACCTGCGCCAGAACCGTTAAGCGTCACATCAACCGTTACGACGAACTGGAACAGCGAACCAGTTGATTCACGGGTCTGTGGGTTAACAGCATAGCAGTCAGCCACGGTGAACACGTCGCCAGCCTTAACCGTTGCATTAGCGCCTGCGCCAGTGATGGCGATAGTGGTTGCGCCTTCGCTGGTAACAGCCGCAGAAGTCGTGCCGCCGGTAGCCGTACGCGAGCCGGTCGTGAACTGCTTGATCGACTGAGACATATTGATCTCATCAAACCCAAGCACGCCGACGCCCATCATGCCGTTCTTGAACTGACGGCTGATCGTGTCGGTGGGGTTGAAAAGACCTTTCATGCCTTCAACCAAACCAGCGTTAGCAGCAGGATTGACTGTAGCGTAACGGGGTGACATAACAGCAGCGTTCTCGTTGAGTTTCTGTTGAGCTTGCAACAGAACCAACGACGTGCCAGGTGTCGTGCCAGGCGTACCAACTGTGTTACCGATGTACTGGTAAGAGTTAGCAACGTCTGCATCGATGCTAGCAGCAAGCTGGCTAATACGAGGCTTGAGCACGCGCTCTGCGAAGTCATCCAACTGCAAGGTCAATTCAGCAGAGGTGAAGTTAACGCCAATGTGCTTTTGTGAAGCCACAGTCAACGTGGTGTACTGCTCGTTGTCGCTTTGGACTTGGAGTGCTGCACCGTCGGTTACAAGTGCGCGGTCCGGTAAGCGGATACGCAAGGTCGAACCAATTTTGGCGCCTTCAACAGCAAAGCTATCGTCGTACTGACGGTTAACGTTGCGGGTTAAGACAAGATTATTCTCAAGGATTTCAAGCGCCTTGCGAGTAATCATGTCGATGGTAAGTAAACTATTTGCCATGACAATTCCTTATCAAAAAGTTAGCGGACTCGGTTTTGAGCTTCCCATTTCTTAATCTGCCGTTGACGCTCTGCTTCAATCCACTCTGACGTTGACATTTCTTTAATCGAACGCGGGTCAGTCGTGTCTAAAACTCTTGCGTTGCCACCCCGTGGGGTAACCGGCTGAATCGGCGCGGGAGCGCTCGTTGATTTCTTAACAGGAGGATTTTCGCTCAACTTCGCTTCAATCTTCCCAATTTCTTTGGCCTGCAAAAAAGGCGACAACTTGGCAATACGATCAGCTTCTTTTGGATTAGAACCAAGGTAATACGCCACCTCAGGGCCAATGTCAGACGCTTGAATCGTTTCGGCCATCACTGTCGTGATTGGAAGACGCGGGTTGTACGCAACTTGCTCAAAATCTTCGTACTTAGTCCGTGCTTCTTCTTCGCGCTCGTGATAGACCTCAAGAATTTCGGCTCGCTGTCTTTCTGCATCACGTCGAGCAAGTAATTCTGCTGCTTTTCTTTCGGCTAACGCTTCTGCGTATTCCTCAGTTGAAGCAAAACTATCTTGCGCTGGTAATTCACTAGACAGCATTTCAGGCGTTGAAGCCCTCAGCTTTTGTTCCCGTTCCCACTTGCGTTGCTCTCTTGCAAGTCGTTTGCTGATCATCGCGTCAAGTTCAGCCTGGGTAAACCGCTTTTCCTCAGTCTGCTCTGGCGCTTGTTCAGCGACCTCCGGCGCATTTTGTGCAATTTCCGTGGTGGCCGTCACCTCGGTTGCTGGCGCGGATTCAACTTCCGCTAAGTTTTGACTTTCGTCGCTCATGATTCACTCGTTAGAGTCTCGGTCTACTGGGCCGATACAGTTAAAACATCATATCTTACATACTTTAGTATGACAACTAAGCTGTTAACGCAGCAACTTTAGCTTGAAAATTTTTAATGCGTATTTCTAATGCCGCAGTTTCGTTTTTAAGTATTTCCCGTTCGTTGTCTAGCGCTCGTTGAGCCGCTAACAACTGAAATTCAGCATTTTCTAGCGTTTTCTCTTTTGCGGCGACTATTTTTTCACGGGCGGCGACTGCTTTTTCACGATTAGTGGTGTCGTTAATCAACCCGTTCATATCATTGGTTATTTTTTGCGCTTTTTCAACAGCTTCATTAACAACACGTTTAGCTGCTTCTTGGTCGTATTTAGCGTCTGCGCGGATAGCTTCAGCTTCTTTTTTTGCTGCTTCAAGTTCTTGCGCAGCTTTCTTACGATCGTTCACTGCATCTTCTGCGGCTGTCAGCGCACCTTGACGAATTGCTAACTCGTCACGCAAAACTGCCATTTCAGCCAAGTCCTTAGGAAACTGCTTGGTGAAATAATCAACGTAATTCATCATTGGAGCATCATTAGAAATATTCATGCTGACCTCATTAAGAGTAGTAAGTAATGTTTAACTTAGCGCCAGCAGATTGCTCAATAAACTTAATTTGATTGATGTCGCCGTCGTATTGTAAGGTTACGCCTACAGCTAAAGGCATACCCACAGTAGCCGTAGGTGACACACCATCATCCCGCCAACGAACAGCCTGCCCTTCAGGGGTAATAATAGCGATTCTAGGCGACCCCGCCAAGCCCGCAATGTCTTTTTGGGGTACAGTTAAACCTGTAGCAGAACTTAAGCTAGTGATCTGCTGGTACCCAAGTACCGAGGTAATTGCTTTAAGATTGATTGCCATTAAAATCTCCTTCGTTCAGTAAACGATCTTAACTTAATTACTAATTGTTCGACAGAATCTAACGTGCTAAATTGATCTATAGCCGTTGCTAATTCTGCGATAACACCTTGAAGCGTTTGAGGTATAGATACTTGGTCTGTAGCAGTGCTTAATTCCGCGATCAAGGATTGAAAATTTGCTAACGTAATAACTTGATCAGAACCAGTTGCGAACTCTGAGATAAACGATTCGTAGGCTTGCAAAGCATCGAAATCATCAAAAACAGCGGCAAATTCACTAATGTTGCCAATTTGTTCTTGAGCGCGTGAAGTTTCATCAGTAGCTGTAGCGTTTTCTTGAATATTTCCGTTGCCGTCAATACTTACCGACACTACATCTGAACTTTGGCTAAATTCAACAACAGATGCTACTAAAGTATGAGTTGTTGAAATGCTATCGGTAGCTGTTGCAAATTCAGCTATAACGCCACCGATAAAAATAATGGAATCAATTGCGTCAGATGAAGTGGCTGACTCTACAATTACTGCGTCTATAGGTAATAAAACATCTACACTATCTGTGCCGGTCGCTGATTCATCGACAGATGCTTGTTGAGCTATTAAGGAATCAGTCTCATCAGATGCTGTTGCCGATTCAGATAGAAGATTTTGTGTTGTTAAACCGGATGATGAATTATCTGAAATTGTTGATGTTTCTATTACGGCAGCTTCTACTGCCAGTATGGCATCTAAACTATCTGAACCCGTTGCGGTTTCGGCTACCTCTTTTTGGTATGTGTTGGCACCCGATTCACTGATCGCTGAGAATGGCGCAGTTGAAAATGGGTCAAAGCCGAACACATTGTTGCCTTATAAGAGCTGTGCGGTTGTTAAGTTACTGACTTGATCGGTGGTTAAGTTTACCGGCGTTTCTTCGATAGCCTCAACTGTTCCCCACGCACCCTCGACCCAGCTTCTTGTCTCATGCTGCCAATTCCACTGGTAACCTGCTCTGTCTTGTGGCTTAGGGTCACGGATGATCCACTCCCAGTTTAGCCATACAAGTTCCTTGCCTTCAGGAATCTCTGTCGGTGGTGATGGAGCCTGTTGCCAGCCCTCTGTGCCGTCTGTTTCAGTGCTTGGGATAGACCCGTTCTTTGTCCAGTATTGCATGGTTAGGCTCATAAGGTTGGGAAGGCTGATGTTGGTGAAGCAGTGATGGATCTTGCTACGCCTCTAGTAATACGGAAATCTTGAAAATACGCATTACATAGCCTATTACCCGTTGTAATTTGAGCACCAATGGTAGTTGCTAAGGTTGGCGTATTGAGTGTTGATGTGTTTCTTACCGTGGTTCCAGATTGAGTACCATTAATGAAAATTCTGTAATCACTTAGGGTATCTCTCGTTAAAGCAACGTACTGCCACCCACCTGTAGTAATCGCACCTACTGCGCTAGTCACTGTAAATGCCGAATTTGAGTAATAAAACGTAACACTGATCTGCCCATTGGTCTGTACTGTAAATTCAAACTGTGAGCCAGAAGCAGTGCTATTGTTTGTCTTGCCTACCACGGTTGCAATAGCAGCCAGACTGTTGAAGTAACTCCAGAACTCAATCGTAAACGGTGCTGTGCCGCCTATATCATTGACCGTATTGAAAGGCGCTATAAGCCAACTATTTGATCCATTAAGGTAAATACTACTACCGCCAAATTGACTTTGCGTGGTGCTAATTTGCGCTGAACCCACCGTCTCCAAGTCATTCTTGCTTGTAGCATCGTAAATACCAGCGTTGGTGAAGTTGAGGAGGAGGGAGCATTCAGAGCTTGCAAAGCTCGTGTTGACGTTGGTAGTGCTGGGATACGATGCTGCTGAGGTTGATCCGGCGTTGGTTATTGGTGCGGTTGGCGGAGTAAATTCACCCGTGTATACAGCAGTTCCTTTGACAATACGAAGCGCATTCATATAGCCCTGAAATTGGGCTGTTCCGTCGCTTTGCCTGCCAACATACAAAGTTCCTGTAGTTCCTGAATAATTGGAGTTATCGGTTATTGCGCCACTTACTAGTTTTCCGTTTAAGTAAAAATACCCGGATGTTCCAGACCTAACGTAAGCAACATGACTCCACGCCTCTTTAGTAAACGTGATAGTGTTACTCGCATGATTTTGACCGGGGATATTAAAATAAATTATGTTCCCGCTTGCATAAAAAGCCCAGTTGCCAGTACCACTAGAATAGTTGTAATTTGAAGAGGCTATTGTCCACGGCTGGTCTTTTTGAACATATACCCACGCTTCAACAGTAAAGTTTCCTGTACCAAAAGCGAATGCTGATACCACCGGGGTAGTCAAATAATCCGAATTCCCATCAAAATACCCTGACCCACCATTAGTCGCAGCAGACCACGATGCAGTGGGGTTGAATGGGGAGAAGGAAACGACTGATGCAGAACCGCCCCTTGTAAGCGTTAAAGGGCTACTACTGTTGTCAATAAACCGATTTGATTGGCAGGTTAAAAGTACAGTATTAGCTACATTAGTTAAAGGCGACGTTGGAGTTGTAGCAACTGCAAGTGCTGTCGAATTAACCCGAACGTTTGACAGGTAGCCAGTAAAGCCAACGTTTGTGTAGCCAGCAATGCGATCTAACGTAAATCCGCTGCTCGGACCTGTCTGCGATGTTCCAACTTGAGATCCATTGACGTAGCAGGTTAGCGACGATGAAGAATTGATGATCTGGACGTAGTACCAAGTTCCGCCAGCAGGAACAAACGAGAAAGTCCTTGAGCCTCCGCTGTAGGACAATGTAATTACTGTATTACTGACACCGACCCAATTAGTTCCTCCTGCACCAATGTTGCTGATAATGACTTGATTACCAGATGGTGTGGTTGGAAAGTAAACAAAAAACTCAATCGTAAAACTTGCGCCAAGCGTAATCGTGCTGTAGCTGAGATAGTCACTTACGCCTGAAAAATAATTCCCCCACCCCGTCTGACTAAACGGTGAGAACGTACCTTGTGTGGTGTTGCCGTTGCGGGTGATGGTGAAGTTATTGGTAGAACCATCTAAGAACGTATTATTCGTAGCACCGTTGGTTCCGTTGCCGGGGAGCAGCAGTGTGGTGTATTCAAAATAGGGGTC